AGCTTGACGGTTCGCCGGTCAGCGGGTCTTGGTAGATGTAAACCGTCTCCTTCTTCTCCTCTACCTCATAGTGCTCAGCGATGTAGAAGATGCTGCTGCTCGACCAGGGGAATATCCAGTTGCTGCTGGGTGACTGGAAGGTTGGCTTCTCTTCAGCGTCTAGCCCATGCTCATCAGCAAAGGCTTCCCAGCCATCCTGGCTCATTGCGCTAATTACAGTGCAGTGCCGGGCATCGCTTTTATCCATCTGCTTAGCGTTGGCATCCCACACAACGTGGGAACAGGCTTCGTGGATGGGAACGCGGCGGATCACCTGGTTGTTACTGGTAGGGTCTTGGTCTTCGTAATCTGTGACAAGACGCCAGGCACCTACGCCAGCCTCAATCTGCTCACGCACTGCAACGTTGACCGAAATCTTCGCCGTGTTATGCCGCATGTCAGTGCGATACATCCCCATCAGGATATCTGCCGAATCAGGCGAGGCGTTATCCTTCGGCTTGAACATCACATCAACCGGGTTCTGGCGCATCTCAGCAACCAGCTTACGCACAACCGGCCGCACCACGTCGAACTGCCCGCGATACTGGAGCGTTGTGTACTGGTTCAGCCAGTCATCCCACTGCGACACGCGGCTGAAGAAGAGGTCATTAATCGCTTCAGTTCTGGCCTCATCGCTGGCAACCCAGTCCCGGTCGAACTTCCCGAGAATGGTCTGCAATTTTTCATCTTTGTCGGCCATTATCTACTCCGGGAAATTGGGCGAATGGGCGCCGGTATTTTCTTCTCTTTAACAATGCCGATATCACCGTAACGCTTGGCAAAGCGACGCATCATGTAGGCGTACCGCGTGGCGTCGAGCAGGTCGTCGCGAGTCTTCACAATGCGACCGCGATCATCACGGTGATAGAAATTGAACTCTTCAAACCAGTCACGCAGCCCAGCGAACACTTTGAAGCGGCCAGAGCTCATTAAGTCATGCAGCTCGAACAATCCAGCCTCGACAGAGCGAGAGCCATCCGGCCATTGAGCGCAGTCACTCAGCATCAGGAAGCCGGCATCTGAGTAATACGATTTCTGCTGCAGCCCGCTGCCTTTCTCTGTCTGCAAGCCGTCCTGAGGCCATGCTGTCGGAACCTTGTTAGCCCATGACTTCGTTGCGCCCCATGCTTCAGCAGGTGATGTCCTGCTGGCCTTCCAAGCTTTAGTGACGTAGTAGGTGTCGCTATCCATGTCGATAGCCAGCTGGATACGGCTTTGCGGGTGATCCCAACCGAAGTCCATGCCGTCAATGACCATGTAATGTTTGGGTATTGGGAACGGCTCACAGGTGATCTTGTCTTCGCTGAAGTCGAAGATGCGACCTTGCCCCAGCATGGGTATGCCCTTGGTTCGCATATCGCGCTGATGCGGGGGATAGGACTCGAGCAGGCTTCTCTTTGTTTCTTCCGTCAGGTGTGGCGCATCATCCCAGCCAACGTTCATGCATGACTGAGACTCAGCCGGATCATCGAGCAGCTTAATAACTAACTCTGTGCGCCCGTTCTCAGGCGTGAATGTGAGGATGCCGCGCCCGCCACGACCTCTGTCACCTGTTGCGGTACGAGTTAACACCTGCGGGTAGATCGTCTGGTCTTCTGGCTCTTCGTCGATATGGAACCAATCGATGTCATCGCCCATCAGAGCGTGTTGACCCTGAGTGTATGACCAGAACTGCACTTTGCTGAGGTCACCGCTACTGTGTCGGATATAGGCGGAGCGCACCGCATTAGGCGTACCGGTCATTGGCTCTGTCGAAACAATGCGGTCAGGAGGAACTAGCCCGCCAGTAAACTCACCATTCACTTTCTTGCCGATGATTGCTGTTTGGAGCAGGTCACGGCATTTCTCACCGGAATATCCCAGGCACCACATAAGCGGGGCATGGTCGAAGCGATGGCCTTCCCACCCTTCTGGATATTCGCCAAGGAGATGGATAGCGTCGATGTAGGTGGCGGTATCGGTCTTTCCTACACGGTTTGCAGCGATTAGCGCACACTGCCGGTACTGGGCGGTTGATGCGATGAACTTGCGTTGCCAGGGATAGCGGGTATCAAAGTAGCTTCGATAGCGATAGACGTTAGCGCGGCGGGCTTTCTCTTCCAGCAAACGGATTAGCTCAAGTTTCTCCTCGCGTTTCAGATTGTGCATTTACAAGCCTCGCGAGTTTTGCATTGAGTTCTTCATCTGACATGGTTTCAATTGCGCCGGAGTGCTCGACCTTATCGGTGAACAGCTTCAGGTGCTTACCAAGCAATTCGTAGCCTTTCAGAACGGCGGATGAGTCATAGCGGTACACTGCGGCCACTTCTCCATTCTCGGTTTCACACATCACTGGATCACCGTTAGGAAGCGTTACACGCTCACCCTGCTCGCACCGACGGATGTTTTTAATCACACCCTCAATGACGAATTGTGCGCTTAGGCCGACCGCTGCGTTACGCTCTTTAGCCAATTCAGCAATCCGGTTGCGGATGTGGGGTTTTGTCAGGTTTTCATGACCAATAGACTTAGCTGATTTCTCACTGTACCCAGCGCGAATTGCTGACTGCGTTGCGTTAAGGTCGATCACGTATTCCTGACAGAATCTCTGTTGTTGCTCGTTGAGCTCTGCCATTGCTTGTTCCTTCTGTTGCCATTATCGAACGCCCGGTAACAGGCGCTTTGTAATGATCACTTCATCAGTGAGTATTCTTTGCTGAAGTCTTTCGCTTCCATGTACATCGGCTGGCCGTCGATCGTTTCAACGTAGTAGCCGCCCTTCTCAGGCTTTTGGATGCTCATGTACTCATGAGACACATTGAATTCAGGGTAGAACTCGTCTTCCGGCACGATTACGCCGGTGCCGTCTACAGCCTGCTTCACTTCTTTGATCTTGAGTGCCAGCACCTGGGTTTCTTTGCCTTTGTAGCGAGGCAGTTCTTTGCGTTTGAGCGCCATCGTTCTTTCCTCTTAGTTGCCGATTACAAACATTGATGCAACAGCGTTTGCGGGAGCGTTGCCAAACGGGCTGCCATTGAGAAGAAGCGTCCCGACTGATTGCTTCACAGTGACGCTGCAGCCGGTCGTCGTGATGTCTGAAGCCTGACCTATTACCATCTGGTCGCCGCTCCATACTGGATTTGGCAGTACCGTTGGCGGGGTTGCGTATTTCCTTGCGAATGTGACTAGCACCTGGGTTCCAGGCGTTACCACTTTTGCAGAGACCAGCTCGTTATATACAGGCGTGGCGTTTGTTCCTGCGGGGCCTTGTGGGCCGGTCGCGCCTGTATCGCCTTTAACGCCCTGGGGGCCAGCGGGGCCTGCTGCGCCGGTTTCCCCCTTTGGTCCCACTGCACCCGTTGCGCCAGTGTCGCCTTTCGCGCCTGTGTCACCTTTGGGGCCAGTTAATCCTGTCAGACCGGTGTCGCCCTTTGGCCCTTGCAAACCAGTGTCTCCCTTGGGACCCTGAATCCCTTGCGGCCCCATAGCGCCGGCATCACCTTTATCGCCTTTGGCACCTTTTGCCCCAGCCTCCCCGGGATCGCCTTTATCTCCCTTATCCCCTTTCTCTCCCTTATCACCCTGAACACCGGGTGCGCCTTGCGGGCCTGTTGGCCCTTGTGGACCAATCTCGCCGGGTAACCCTTGGGGAATGGACAGATTGAGTGACTGATTCGGCGGTTCGCCTTCAACTGATGCAGTTGCGGCACTACCAGGTGAAGCAGTCTTCACCTCGCCGACCGACAGCGTGTTGGGCGGGGGTGTTAAGGCGTCTTTGCCCTTTGGTATGGCGAGGTTGAGGAACTGCTTGGGAGCGTCACCGGTAATCGATGCGCCTGCTGGTGAGTCTGGCGGGTTGGTAACTACCTTTCCGATTGCCAGCTCAGTGGTTTTTACCTGATCGGTTACAACCTTCTCTGTAGGCGTGAAGCCATTCTGCGGATAAAGCGGCATGGTTCACCTCACGTAACAATGATTGTCGTTTGACCACCTGACGCTCTGACCCATACCTCTTGTGGCGGAGTGACTCCAATCCACTGAGGCGCGACCACAGAATGGCCTTTTGCATTACTGGCTGGTTTAGTTGGTGAATCACGGAGCCACATCGTTCCGGCAATAACCTGAATCTGCACGCTTTGTGTTCCATCAGTGATTTTCTGCCAGTCAGTGGTAAGTGTGTAGTCTTTGGACGCCATGACAGTCTCCTTTAACCATTAGTGAGCTCACTCGTAAATGGGCTGAGTAATGGGCAATAAAAAACCGCCCGGAGGCGGTTATGTTTATTTATTTTCAATCGCAGCCTGTATAGCATCTGCAATTAAGGGGATATGCTCCCTTAATTTATTCAGCTCGTGATCCATGTTTCTATCACCTGAGCTTGCCTCTATCGCAGACTTAACCAACTCCAGCGCAGCGTTAACAGCCACTACCCGACGTCTCTTTTCGATTCCGTCGCCCTGCTGGTGATAACCATCTAACATATAACCTCCTTTTCATAAATGGAGTTCATACATTACCCTTAGGATTAATCCTAGTGAAGCATTTTTAATCATCATCAGGCACACTCGCAAATGCGCCTTGTGATGGCTAAAGGTCAGGCCGCTCATCGTTGAACAGCAGGCCAGGCTGTGCAATCTGCATGATGTGGTCATGCTCAACCGCAAGCACGCGTTTCTCTTTCTTGCGCTCATTCATCAGGCGACTGCCAATAGTGCCTTTCAACTTGGAGCGAGTTTCTTTGATCGCGAATCGATGCTGTAGCTCTTCACCCATCGCCATACGCCGATTGAGTTGCTCAGCCAGCCAGTTAAAAGCGTTGATGTAACACTCTTTGATAGCCATGGCGGTTTTGCCCGTAAACCCCATGACAAGCATCATGCAACCATCACGTGTAATGCTATACATAGGCTGCACATCACCATTTTTATCAATGAAATCAGTAGGCGCAAAATTGCGCCGGGCAAAATCATCTGAACATTGCATGTTCCTGATGGTGCGCAGCACGTCCTTATGACGCTTGCCAAAGTATTCAGCAACCTTCACCGAAGTGGTGATTACTTTGTTATCTACTGCCTGAACCATATCGCGGAAGTCAAAAGCTGGAATAACTGACGGATTATTCATGGTCGATTCCTTTAAGGAAGATGAGCCTGTCGCACAGAACAGCCGCCACCCGAGAGGCCGCCATGATGCCAACGGTTGTTCTCAGGCTCAGCTTTCTGAAAGGCTCGGGTTAATGTTTGCGCGTGCGAGGCGCATAAAAAAGCCCCGCGAGTGCGAGGCTAATATTCCTGAAAACTACATCTCTTTTTTCATGCTTAAAAAAATTTATTTCCTGTCGCAGTTCGCCTGCCACGTTTCGTTATGCGTCAGGATTGCCCGCTTCGTCCTGATGTCAAGAGAGTTGATATCGCCTTCAGTCAGATAAATAGGTTTTACCAACAGACAGCCAGT